GATAGTCTTGGAATTGTAGTTGGTACACCAGCTACAACAGGCGTATAAGGAGGATAAATTATGGCTATATCACGCGCACAATTAGCGAAAGAACTCGAGCCGGGTTTGAATGCCTTATTCGGCCTTGAGTACAAGAACTACGAAAATCAACATACGGAGATTTTCGATAAGGAATCATCTGACAGAGCTTTTGAAGAAGAAGTAATGTTATCTGGTTTCGGAACTGCTGGAGTTAAGCAAGAAGGCGCTGCTGTCGGTTATGACGATGCACAAGAGACTTTCACTTCAAGATACACTCATGAGACAATTGCTCTCGCTTTTTCTATTACTGAAGAAGCTATTGAGGATAACTTGTATGATAGTCTTGGTTCACGTTATACAAAGGCACTAGCAAGATCTATGGCGACAACTAAGCAAGTTAAAGCTGCAAACGTACTAAACAATGGTTTTAACTCTGCCTTTAAAGGCGGTGATGGTAAAGAGCTTTTTGCTACTGACCACCCAACTTTAAACGGTACAGTTAGAAACGAACTTAGCACGGCTGCTGACCTTAACGAGACATCTTTAGAGCAATCATTAATTGATATTGCTGCTATGACAGATGAAAGAGGCTTAAAAATTGCTGCAAAAGGAGTAAAAATGATTATTCCTTCTGCTCTACAATTTACAGCTGAAAGACTGATGAAGTCTTCTCAAAGAGTTGGTACTGCAGATAACGATACTAACGCTGTTAGATCTATGGGAATGATCCCTCAAGGTTATGTAGTGAACAACTACTTAACTGATACTAACGCGTTCTTTATCAAAACTGATGTTCCTAATGGAATGAAATACTTCGAAAGAGCAGCTTTAAAAACTGCTATGGAAGGTGACTTCGATACTGGCAACATGAGATATAAAGCTAGAGAAAGATACAGCTTCGGCTTTTCTGACTTTAGAGGTATCTTCGGATCTCCAGGTGCTTAATCACTAGATTAACACAACAATATTAAGGGGCCTTCGGGCCCCTTTTTATTTGCAATCAGTATTCTAAAAGCGTATAATCAACGCACTGCACATATATAAATAGTTAATATAGACTCGTGCAGTAGACATTCTCAGGACTATATTAACGGAAACGGAGACAACATTATGGCAACAACAACTTTTAATGGTCCAGTAAGATCTGAAAAAGGCTTTCAAGTAGCAACTAAAAATACAACTACTGGAACTATTACAACAAGACAAAGTTCAGGCATGCCTGACCTAACTGGTTTATCAATCGCAGATGTAGCAACAGCAACTAATTTAACATTAGCAGCTGACACTATTTCAGTGGTAAACTATACAGGTGCAGCAGCCGCAACTTGTACACTACCAGCAGCAAATCAAGGTTCAATTGTAATCTACTGTCAAGCAAAAGACACAACTGGTGGAACAGCTGTTCTAACTTTTGATGCGGCAGGTTCTGACGTTTGGGCAACTGGTTCAGTAATTGAATCAAGAGGCTCAAGTGAAGTAACTTTTGATACTTCTGCAGCAGGTGAAACTAAAATGACTTTTACACCAGCTAACGCAGCAACTAATTTATTGACTACTGGTGGACAAATTGCTTTCATTTGTTATGAAAAAGGCACGTGGCATATTGCGACAAAACTAGCAGCTGAGACTACTCAGACTACTGGTGTGTTTGCATTCGCAGCGTAATAAATAATAATTTAGAGGGCCTACGGGCCCTCTTAGTTTAGGAGAAAAATATGAGTTCAGATGTAGTAGCAATAAAACCTTTAACATCTTCAGGACGAGTGCAAGGATTTATAGGAAGTGGTGCTGGAACAGCAACTAACCTAGGTCCTATTAGAATTAAATCTATTCAAGCTCAGTCAAGTGCAGCGGACGCTGTCATCATTATTTATGATGGTACAAGTGCAAGTGGCACAAAAATAAAAGCTCAGTTTAAATTTGGATCAGGAGCTAATGAATCTTTTGATCACTATATACCTGATGACGGTATTAAGTTTAACACTGGCGCTTATGTTGCATTAACAAATTGTGATCATTTTGTAGCATATTATACTGGGTAAGGGGGCTAGCTAAATGGCAACTTCCGGCACTAACGTTTTCGAAAGTGGTTTTACAATAGACGAAATTTTCCGCGAGGCTTACGAACGCGTAGGTGTTAAGGAAATGACAGGCTATCAACTGTCTTCAGCACGACGTTCTTTAAATATAATGCTTCAAGAGTGGGCTAATAGAGGTTTACACTATTGGGAAATAGCTAGTACTTCTATTGATCTAGTCGAAGGTCAAGCAGAGTATAAATTTTTTAGAGCAGCAACTGATGGCACAAGTGCAACCACTGTACCTACTAATGGTTTGTATGGTTTTGAAGATATTTTAGAAGCAAGTTACAGAACAAATAGAGGAGAAACAAGTCAATCAGATTCAGCTATGAATAAAATTGATCGTTCTACTTATTCTGCTCTAGCTAATAAATTATCTAAAGGCACACCTAATCAATACTATGTAAGACGGTTTAGTGATCATGTTAGTATATCTTTCTACCCTACACCTAATTCAACAGCGGCAGCAGAAAATGTTCACATTTTCTTTGCTAAAAGAATACAAGATGCAGGGGCTTACACCAATACAGTAGATGTACCGTATCGATTTGTGCCTTGCATGATATCTGGTCTAGCTTATTATTTAGCTCAAAAAACATCCCCAGAATTAGTACAAGGAACAAAATTAATATACGAAGACGAACTACAAAGAGCGTTAACAGAAGATGGTTCTTCTTCAAGCACCTTTATAACTCCGAGAGCGTATTATCCAGATGTCTAATTTTGCAAGAGGTAAAAAAGCATTAGCAATTTCTGATCGCAGTGGTATGGCTTTCCCTTATAACGAAATGCGAAAAGAATGGAATGGTGCTTTTGTTCATCGTTCAGAGTTTGAATCAAAACACCCTCAACTACAACCACGAGCTAGAATAAATGATCCTCAAGGATTACAAAATGCTAGACCAGCAAGAACAGAAAATGCTTCACTAAGATTATTAGGACCAGACGCATTTGAGACAAGACTTGCAGGGTCAGGTGACATAAATGTATTTGAACCAGGACATGGAAGAACAGCAGGAGACACAGTTCGTTTCTACGGAATAGGTCAAGCAGGTACAGGAACAAATCCTCCGACTGATACAACTACATTAGTTAGAAGTTATGGTTTTCCAGATGGCTTTGATGGTATTAGTCCAGCTAACCTTGGCCGTGCTGCTGGATACACGATTACACTTGGATATAAAGATGCAAGTGGTAATATTACAACAACACCAGCAGATAAAGATACGCGAACAGACTTTTATCATTTTACTGTTGCGACAAACACTGCTACAACAGGAAGTATACAAGGTGGTGGAATGTTTACATCTTCTGGACCAACCACTTTAGTAAGTTAGGATTAATATGGCATTTACATTAGCAACATTAAGAACAGCACTTAGAGATTATACAGAAGTCAGCGATACTGTATTGACTGATAGTATTCTTAACACAATAATTATTAATGCAGAAAATAGAATATTTAGAACAGTAGACGCAGACGCTAATAAATTTTATGCAACTTCACAAACAGTAACGGGAGTTAGATATATTACAGTTCCAGTTGGAACTAGGATTATACGTTCAGTGCAGATTACTGACGACACAACTTCTGATCAAATATACCTAGAACAAGTTGATCAATCTTTTATAGCTGAGTATCACCCAGATCCAGATAATGCTAGTGATAGAGCTATTCCAAAATATTACGCTCATTGGGACACAGATAATTGGGTAGTGGCACCAACACCAGATAAAGCATATACACTGACTATGGCCTATATAAAACACCCTACAACTATTACTACATCAGAATCTCAAACAACTGATATCTCTACCTATGCTCCAGATTTATTGTTGTATGCATCACTGGTAGAGACTTTTAAATACTTGAAAGGTCCTGAGAATATGCTACAACTGTATGAAGCTTCTTATGCAGAAGCGGTACAAACGTATGCGGCACAACAACAAGGTCGTAGACGCAGGGACGAATACAGAGATGGTGCACTGCGCATCCCTATTCAATCACCATCACCATAATTTATTAAGGAGACTACACTATGGCAAATATTATACCTACAGCTTTCAAAACAGAGCTTTTATCTGGTACACACAATTTTGCAAACGGCGGAAACACTTTTAAACTTGCTCTTTATACTGATATCACTGGATTTAGTGCGTCCTCTACTGCTTACAGCACAACAGGTGAAGTAAGTACTACAGGTACAAATTACAGTGCAAAAGGTAATGCGTTAGATGGACAAGCCGTGGCAGCAACAGGTACTACTGCACATGCAACTTTTAGTGCGGAAACTTTTTCTTCGGTTAGTTTAACTGCGGTAGGCGCAGCTATTATTAACACAAGTGCAAGTGATAAACTTTGTTTGGTATTAGACTTTGGCGGAAGTAAAACTGCAACTAATGGAGATTTTATTGTTCAGTTCCCAACTGCTAATGCTACAGACGCTATTTTAAGAATTGCGTAAAGGATAAATTTATATGGCTTTAGTCGTTAACGACAGAGTAAGAGAAACCAGTACAACCACTGGAACAGGAGCAATGACTCTTGGTGGTGCTGAACAATCTTTTATAACATTTGCTGCTGGCATAGGTAACAGCAATGAAACCTATTATGCTATATCTTTACGTGGCGGTGCTGAATTTGAAACTGGTCGTGGTACTCTTAATGGTAGCTCAACTACTCTAACCCGTACTGAAGTTTTTAAAAGTTCTAACTCTGACAATGCTGTTAGTTTTTCTGCTGGTACAAAAGATATATTTTGTACTTTACCAGCAAGTAAAGCAGTTTTTGAAGATGCAAGTAGTAATGTAACTGTACCGGCAGATCTTACAGTTGCTGATGACTTACTTGTTTCTGGTGGTGTTATAGATGTTAAAAACACAGGTGCACAATCAGTTGTAAGATTTTATTGTGAGTCAAGTAACGCTCACTATGCAGAGATAAAAGCACCGGCTCACTCTGCTTTTTCCGGTAACGTTAGTTTAACTTTACCTGCTGTAACTGACACTTTAGTTGGTTTAGCAGCAACACAAACATTAACTAATAAAACATTAACTACACCAACACTAACAACACCAATTGCAAATGCAGGTATTCAATTAAAGAATGGTGCTACTAGTGCTGGGTTTTTAGAATTTTTTGAAGATAGTGACAATGGCACAAATAAGGCAACTTTAATTGGTCCAGCATCAACAGCAGATGTAACACTAACACTACCTTCAGCAACAGACACATTAGCTGGTATAGCAGCAACACAAACAATAACTAATAAATCTATAGATTCTGATAACAACACAATTACTAATTTAGTTAACGCTGATATTAAATCTAGTGCTGCAATTGCCTTTAGTAAAATGGCAGATTTGACAGCATCAAGAGCCCTGGTTTCTGACGGCAGTGGTGACGTTTCGGTAAGTGCCGTAACTAGCACAGAAGTTGGATATCTAGATGGCGTAACATCAGCTATTCAGACACAAATAGATACTAAAACAACAGCAGGATTCGCAGTTGCGATGGCGATCGCTCTGTGATATAAGGAGATATTATGGCACAAGATTTTGAATCAACCGGTATAGTAATTACAAACTCTGAGACTGACCTATTAACGGCTAACTCAGATGATGCAATTGTAGGACTTAGACTAGCAAATGTTCTAACAACTACAGTTACTATTGATGTTTATATTGACTTAAATGGAGCAGGCACAGATTTTTATATTATAAAAGGTGCGTCTATTCCTGCAGCTGGTAGCATTGAATTGATACAAGGTGGTTCTAAAATAGTTTTAAACAATGGCGATGTTGTTAAAGCTGTTTGTGGCACAGCTAACGGAGTACACGCTTGGATCAGTAGGGTTGATGCAATAAGCACATAGGAGGATATATGGCTGAACAAAATAATCTTTTATACATCGGTCAAGATCCTGCTAAAGACGGTATCTGGACCCATCAAGAAACAATTGATAATAATATTGAAATAGATTCTGCAGTTCTTGCAGGACCTGTAACCTTTAATGGTATATGTAAAGTTAACGGAGTATTGGTGGTAATCTAATGG